TTCTACTCATACTTTGACAATTGTTCAAAAAGAAAGTGGAAGTGGAGGTCTCTTAACAACAATAACTGACGGTGCAAATGTAAGAAGAAGATGGAGATATTACGATTCAGTAGGAACTGGTCCTGGTACTTCAGCTTATGTTTCTGACCGTTCAGGTTCTGGCGATGAAATTCATGTTGTCGTAGTAGATGAAGATGGAGAAGTTACCGGAGTACCTGGTTCAGTTTTAGAGACTTATGAAAAATTATCAAAGGCGGCTGACGCTAAAACTCCTCAAGGAGATACAAATTATTACCCAGATGTAATTTATGCAAAATCACAATATGTTTATTGGATGGACCATAATACATCAGGTACTAATTGGGGTTCAAACGCTTCTGGTACAACATTTACAGCAGTAAATACACCAACATTAGAATCACTATCTGGTGGTGCTAATGGTTCAAGTGTAACAACTGGACAAAAGAAAACTGCATATGAAAAATTCCAAGACGCTGATACAGTAGATGTTGGATTAATTATCGCTGGTTCTGGAGACGGAACACATGTTGATAACTTAATTACAATTGCTGAAAACAGAAAAGACGCTGTTGTATTTGCAAGTCCTGAAAGAGCAGATGTAGTAAATGTATCAAACTCAGAAACACAAAAAACTAATGTACTAGGATTTTTTGATTCTAGAAGTTCATCATCTTATGCTGTATTTGATAGTGGATACAAATATATGTATGATAGATACAATGATGTATATAGATTCGTTCCTTTGAACGGAGATATGGCTGGTCTAGCTGCAAGAACAGACTTAGTAGCAGATTCTTGGTTCTCACCTGCTGGTTTCAACAGAGGGAATGTAAGAGGTGTAGTTAAACTTGCTTTTAATCCATCTAAATCTCAAAGAGATGAATTGTACATGAAACGAGTAAATCCTGTTTGTACTTTCCCAGGACAAGGAACTGTTCTGTTTGGAGATAAAACAGCATTATCATCACCAAGTGCTTTTGATAGAATCAATGTAAGAAGACTATTCATTACATTAGAAAAGGCGATATCAACTGCTTCTAAATTTCAACTCTTTGAGTTCAATGATGAATTTACAAGAGCAAACTTTAGAGCAATTGTTGAACCATTCCTAAGAGAAGTACAAGGGCGTAGGGGTATTACAGACTTTTTAGTAGTTTGTGATAATACAAATAACACAGGCGATGTAGTAGATAGAAACGAATTTGTGGCAGAAATATTTGTCAAACCTAATCGTTCAATCAACTTCATTAAACTTCAATTTGTTGCAACTAGAACAGGTGTAGCATTTGAAGAGGTCGCTGGATAATAGGAGATTTAAAAAATGGCAAGTATAACCGATTTTAAAGCTAAACTATCTGGCGGTGGCGCTCGTGCCAATCAGTTTAAGGTAGTAATGCCTTTTCCTGGTTACGCTCAAGTAGGTGGCGAAATTGAAGAACTAGCTTTTCTATGCACAGCAACTAGTCTACCTGAAATGGAAATAGGTACATTAGAAATACCTTTTAGAGGTAGAAATATAAAAATTGCTGGTGATAGAACAATAGCTAATTGGTCAATTACTGTATTAAATGATACAGACTTTAAATTGAGAAATGCATTTGAAAGATGGCAAAATGGTATCAACAATATGACTGATAACGAAGGATTAACAAATCCTGCTGATTATCAAGTAGACGCTTTTGTTGACCAACTTGACAGAAACGGTGCAACAATTAAAAGTTACACATTAAGAGGTGCTCATCCTGTATCTATAAGTTCTATTGCACTATCATATGGAACTAATAATGAGATTGAGACTTTTGATGTATCATTTGCTTATCAGTACTTTGAATCAAATACAACTACTTAATATTGGTATAAATAATATTAGTATTAAAGAGGAAATAAATTATGGCTGAACTATTTGGTTTTCAGATAACGAGAGTTAAAAAAACTGAAGACCCTAAACAATCGTTCACAACAACCCAGGCGGATGACGGTACCCAAACCGTCGCCGCTGGCGGTTACTTTGGTCAGTACCTTGACATGGAAGGTACTGCCAAATCTGAAGCAGACCTGATTCGTAGATATAGAGAAATTTCTTTACATCCCGAATGTGATATGGCTGTTGAGGATATAGTAAACGAAGCTGTTGTTGCAAATGAACTAAAAGAAGCAGTAAGAGTAAACACAGATAATTTACCTTACGGCAAAGATATTAGAAGAAGAATCGAAGGTGAATTTTCTGATATCTTGAAACTCATGAATTTCAATACAAAAGGACATGACATCTTTAGAAGATGGTATGTTGATGGTCGTATATACTATCAAAAGATTATTGATAGAACTTCACCTACATTAGGTATCACAGAACTAAAATATATCGACCCTAGAAAAATTAAAAAGATTAGAGAAGTAAGAAAAACAAGACCTGAAGGTGCTAAGAACTTAGAGATAGTAGATGAGTTTGTAGAGTATTACTTATTTAACGAAAAGGGCGTATCGGGTACAACATCTGGCGGTGGAGTTAAAATCGCACCTGATACAATCGCATTTTGCCCTAGTGGTCTAGTAGACCAACAAAAAAATATTGTTATGTCTTATTTACATAAGGCAATCAAACCTGTCAATCAGCTCAGAATGATAGAGGACGCTGTTGTAATATACAGAATTGCAAGGGCGCCAGAAAGAAGAATATTTAAAATAGATGTAGGTAACTTACCTAAAGTTAAAGCAGAACAATATCTAAGAGATGTTATGGCAAGATATCGTAACAAATTAGTATATGACGCTTCAACAGGAGAAATTAGAGATGATAGAAACTATATGTCTATGCTCGAAGATTTCTGGTTACCGTCAAGAGAAGGTGGTAGAGGAACAGATATCTCAACATTACCTGGTGGTCAAAACTTAGGTGAAATTGCTGATATCGAATACTTTCAAAAGAAACTGTATCGTTCATTAAATGTTCCTGTAAGTAGACTAGAATCAACACAAGGTTTTAATTTGGGCCGTGCAAGTGAGATTACTAGAGATGAACTTAAATTTACTAAATTCGTACAAAGACTAAGAAAGAAATTTACAGAGTTATTTAATGACTTGTTAAAGACACAGTTAATTCTAAAGAAAGTCATTTCAGAAGAAGACTGGCATACAATTTCTCATAACTTACAATATGACTTCTTACAAGATGGTCATTTTGCTGAACTAAAACAAAGTGAAATGATGAGAGAAAGAATACAACTAGTTAATGAAATGAGAGATATGGTAGGTAAATACTTCTCAGTAGAATACATGAGAAAGAATGTGCTTAAACAATCTGAATCAGAAATCGCTGAAATGGATAAACAAATTAAACAAGAGATTGATGATGGTATTATATCATCACCATTCGCACAAACAGATGAAGACCCAATGGGTGAATAAAGGAGGATATTATGACAGAAGAAGTAAAAACTTTTATTGATAATCTTGCAACTGGTGATAATGCAAATGCTGGTGAGGCATTTAAAACAGCATTAAGAGCTAAGGTTGCTGATGGACTAGACGCTAAAAGAAAAGAGATGGCAGGACAAATGTTTAATACGGCGCCATCTATACCTGATGAGGCAGAAGCTTTTAGTGACCCTAAACCAGAAATTGCTGAACCAGGTACTTTTGATAGAGACGGTAATGTTGTAGGTCAAAATGATGGTTCTGTAGATATAGATTTGACAAAAGATGAAACTAAGTAGTATATTTGAAGATTACAATTTAGTAGATTCATCTGCTTATAAATCATTGTCTCCTAAATTAAAAGAGGCAGTCAATGAATTTTATAAGATGTTAGACATTAGACATGATAATGGTAACTATCAAGATGATAATTTTATTGATAGTATTGAGGAATGTGTGAAGGCAATTGTTTCTTCACATGATATAACAAAAGACCAATTGTTAGATTACATAGAATTAGAAGTAAGAGAACAATTAAAACAGACAGAGGTGTAAACAAATGGCAACATTTATACTAAAAGGCGCTCTAGTTTCAGGCACATTATCTGATAATAATATTAGTCGTGCTCAATTTGTAAGAATTGTTGCACAAGCTCAAGCAGTTATTACAGTTAAAAATAGTGATGGTGATACTTTAGGCACTGCTCAACTATATGCAGCTGGAGATGAAATTACAATAGAAAAAGCACCAGGAGATACAATATCTTCGGATGCAAATGTTAGTGCTACTGCTGTGGCACCTAGAAATTAATAGTAGGAGATAAATTATGGCAGATATAGTATCAGTACAAACAATTGCTGATGTGGCAGGTGTGAAACATGTTAGTAAAATGACTAACATATCCGATGGTACTGGTGAAACACTAGTTACAAAGATTGACGCTTCAAATACTAATGCAATGACTGAAGACGCTACTAAAGTATTAACAAGAATATGGTATTCTATTAATACAACTAATAGTAACGCAGCTGTTGAATTATTGTGGGGTGGAACAACAAATGCTACTATGACATTGTTGAATGGTCAAGGACATTGGGATTTAAGAACATTCGGTGATGGTATCACTAACAATGCAACAACTCCTACAGGAGATGTGTTGTTATCAACTAGAAATTTTGTATCTGGTGATAATTATACGATTTTAGTAGAATTTAGATAAAAATGTACATTTAAAGTACAATTTTGTATAAATAGTATATAACAAAAGAGAGAGAGTACACTTATGAAATTAATTTCAGAAGAAGTATCAAGTGCCGAGTATCTTGTAGAAGAAGACAAGAACGGCAAGAAAGAATACAAGATTAAAGGTGTTTTTTTACAGTCTAACATCAAGAATCGTAATGGGCGAGTATACCCTAAAGAAATCTTGATGAAAGAAGTAACAAGATACAACAAAGAATTTATCAATAAAAATCGTGCATTTGGCGAGTTAGGACATCCTGACGGACCTACTGTTAATCTAGAAAGAGTTTCTCATATGATTAAGAAACTTTATCCAGATGGTGATAACTTTATTGGTGAAGCTAAAATCATGGACACGCCCTATGGTAAGATTGTAAAAGGTCTTATTGATGAGGGTGCTCAATTAGGAGTATCATCAAGGGGAATGGGTTCTATCCAACAACGCAACGGTGCAAACTATGTGAAAGATGATTTCATGTTAGCGACCGCCGCTGATATCGTTGCTGACCCATCGGCACCGGCCGCTTTCGTAGAAGGCATTATGGAAGGTAAAGAATGGGTATGGGACAACGGTCTCCTTGTCGAGAAAGACATTGAGGCGTGGAAGATGGAAGTGATTAACACGAAGAAAAGACAACTAGAAGAAAAAAAACTAGAAATCTTTGATTCGTTTATTAGAAAACTATAATATTATAAATATTATCTGAACTCGAAAAAAGTTTGGAGTTTATAGTACTATAAAATAAATAAAGAGGAG